CCTCCTGTTGTTCCTCCTGTTGTTCCTCCTGTTGTTCCTCCTGTTGTTCCTCCTGTTGTTCCTCCTGTTGTTCCTCCTGTTGTTCCTCCTGTTGTTCCTGGTCCTAAACCTCCAAGTCCTAAACCTCCAAGTCCTAAACTTAACGATATCAATAAATTTATAGATAATGAATTGATAAATGATGATGTAAAACGGGAGATTGATTTTAATGTATTTTTAGGTCAGACGAAAAATACAAGTGAAAACACAATAAAAAGAGTAATTATAAAATTGTTGTTTGATAAAATATCAAATAAATCTGAAATAAAGGATAAGGATAACATATTAAAATTAGTAGAACTATACAACGAAGAACATATACCAAAAGATTATGTCAAACAAATTAATACAATTAAATCTGTTGTTGATAGTCAATTATCGGATGCTGAATTAAAAGATAAGGCAGAAAATATATTGAATAAATATAAAATTAACGTAGATAATCCAAATATTAATAATACTAAAATTATTAAAAACAATAATATTGATGTGAAAACATATAATCAATTTAAGAATGATGTTGAATCATTAATAGACCCAAATGTTAAAATACGTAGATATACTGGCGGAAAATATAAAAAAAAAACAAGAAAAATTCATAAAATATGACTAAATTCCAACAAACAATTATTAACATTATGAATAAGTAAATGTTTTTCGGTTTGATAATTTCTAATATATTGATTACATTCATCGAATGTCATCCATTTCATATTTCCAATTTCTGATTTTTGAAAATTTTGCATATTTTCTTGATTATTGCCCAAATATTTGTATAAAAAATATTTTGTTTTGTATGATTTAAAATTAGAACCAAAAAATATTTCTTCAAATGGTATTATATTTTCTAAAAAAGCAATATGAATATCATTAGAAAATCCAGTTTCTTCTTTAAATTCCCTAAATGCACAATCTTCTTCAGTTTCTCCATTATTTTTTTTACCTTTTGGGAATTCCCATTCAGGTTCTTGCCAATTTTGATTAGAATTATTAATTAAATAATTCACATCAACAATTATTTTTTTATCATTTGAATAAAACCCAGACTTTATTTGTCCAAACTTTTTTTCAAAAATGAATTCATATTTTTTTTTTCCCCAACAATATTCCCAACAAACACTAAAATTATTGTCTCGTATCAATTCTTTTTCAAATATACTCATTTCATCAAATATTTTTTGTAATTGAATATAATTATTTGACAAATAATTCCCGTGAATAAAATCAATAAAAGAAAATGAATGTTTTCTTCTTACCATTAAATAATTTAAACATCCATCCACTTTTTTAAATAATATTATTCCACAACTTGTTATTGGTTTTAAACATTGATTCGATTGATGTCCATATTTGCCACAATTATTACAAGTATCATTCATTCCTATTTTTTATTTTATTATCTATTTATCCTTAATTTCTGGAATCCATTTTTTAAATTTATTACTAAAAAAACAATTTATTACAATTGTTTCTTTTTGGTTAATAATATCTTCATCTTCATCATCAGACTCTTCTAATAAATCTAAATTGTATCCTATTTTATTTTTATTAAATAATTTATTCATTTCTACAGATGTATTATAGTCTGGTATTAATAATGTTTCATTATTTTCTTTAATAATATAAATATCGGGTAATATTTCATGAGTTTTTATTTCATATTTTTTAATTGTTTTGTTATTTTTTAAAAAGAATGAATAATATGTATTATAATAAATATTATTCCCATATAATCCACAACGATATTGTATATGTTTTATTTTATAATTTAACAATGAATAATCAATTTTTTCATTAATATCCGAAATTATTAATGGAATTGAAAAAATTGTTTGATTTAAAAAAAAACTGTAATTATTTGTTTGTTTATTTAAAAAAAAAGATATATAATTTAATGAATCTAAAAAATTTGTCATTTTTTTACCATTATATAAAAGACAATCTTCTATACAAAAAATATTGTCTTTTATCATTGTTCCATAAAAATATGTTCCACCATTATAACAACAATCCTTGTCAAAACTAACAAATAATGTGCATATTTTATTCAAGTCTTTATCAAAATGAATACATATTGGTCTATTATTTTCAAATAAAAACCCGATAATCGTTTTTTCTCCTTCGGGAATAAATAAAATAGTTTGAATATTTTGATCAATAATTGTTTTTATTTTTTTTTCATATTTTTCATATTTGGGTTTAGGTATTTCATTCATTATTATTTATATTTTTTTCTTTTAAATTCGAAAAAAAAATATAAATATTTAACGATTAAAATATTATCTACGTATATAAAGCGATGAACGCTAAATATTCATATTTTTTAAATGTCAAGTTATTTTGTTTATATAAATATTTATATAAATAACTCGAAGTTTTAAAAATACTTTAATTATTCAACCTACTTTTGTTTTTCAGTTTATAATTCAAATATGATTATTTAAATAATATTAATATTTTAATCATCACTTTATATGCGTCCATAATATTTTAAATTAAAATACAAACATTTTTTGAAATAATCTAATTATAAAATTACTTTTAAAATAAATCAATAATTACATTATTTTTAAAATTATTCAAGTTAACTATTATCTACGTATATAAACTAATTAACTTGACTTTTTATTATTATATTATTATTTACGTAACATAATAATATAATAATTGTTTTTTTTTTGAATAATTAGTTTTTAATTAATTATTCAATTTACATAAAATATATTTTTCAAATCAATTTTTTTAAAAAAATGGGTGTTATTTTTAATTTCCAGCAGTTGTGTAATTGCTATATAATTTTGGATATTTTTTTTCTTTATTTTGTTGGTTTCTTTTTCTAAAAGAGGCATAATCAATATTTGGATGATTACAAACTGGTGGTATAATTTGAGTTTTTAATATATACAAATCTTTATTTTCTGGAATAATATCTGAAGGCAATATTCCTTCAATTTTTTCATTATTTGATAAAATATCGCGGTCATTATTTTTCACAATATTTTCTGGTTTAATTGTTGTAAATACCGTTATATTATTATTTTCATTTTTAATTTCTGCCAAATAATTTCCAGAATCATCTTGATATAAAACTATTGTTGAATTATTTGGTCCTTCATATATGTTATCATTGTCATTATAATAAAAAGGAATTGATACATCATTCTTATAAACTAACATTATTGTTTTTTCATTTGTATTGGATAATACTTTCATGTATGCATTTCCGGTTGGAGAATAATAAAATATTGGTTGATTGGATTTATCATAATGATTGTAATTGTCATATGTATTTTCAGTATTTATTTGTTCTTCTTCATTTTCCATTCCTTCTTTGACATTTTTTTGATAAAGAAAATAAAAAATTAGAAAAAATATTAAAAAGAATAATAAATAATATTCCATATATTATACTTTAACACAATATTTTTACACAAATAAATATGTTAATTTTCAATTAAATAACGATTAGAAAATAAATTATCTTCTTTTACATAATTACCATCATTTGATAATAAATATTGAACAACATAAATATATTTACCTTTATAATTATCATCATTATTTAGTCTTTCAATCAATCTTCCCACGTATATTAATGATTCTTCGAAATCATCTGACATAACTCCATCTATGTCTGTTTCACCTATTGTAATCAAATAAGCAGTTTTCATTAATGATATTATATATTTATTAACTTTATCTTGTTTTTAATTATTCAAATATATTAAAAAAAAAATGCCGATAAAAATAATAAATACAAATTTTTACTAAAGATGAAAAGCTAACAAAAAATGAATTTTAATAATTATAAAATATAATTTCATTTTTTTAATAAACAAATATATATTATGAGTAAATTATATTTTGCACCTTCAGCATCATTGAATAATTTGAATTATGTGCAAAAAATAAGATTAAATTATACATGTCAATGTATAAAAAATAGGGTAAATAATATTAAAACATCTTATAAAGATCCATCTGAAACAAAATCACAAAGAATTTCAAGATTATCTCAACAAAATGAAGGAATAATTCAATTTGGTAATGGAATATATCCAATTCAATTGAATATATTTAATAGAATTGAAGGACAGTCTGGAGGAAGTGGTCGTGCATTAAAAAATAAATTTTAGTATAAAAAAAATGATTATTATAAATAATGTCCAAAGAGTAATATGATCAATTAAATCCATTGATTTTATTGCATTGTCGGGTAATTTATTATATTCATTTTGATAATCTGGGGGTTTGAATGGTAAAAAAATATATCTTCCAAATGGTATTAAAGTAGGCATCATTTTATCTTGACAATTATAAAAATAATCATACCAAGCCAAAAGAATATAAGGAAACCATAATAAAAAAAATAAAATAAAAATGTTTTTTTTTGGTAAATACCAATATCCACCCGATAAAAATAAAGTAAAAATAATGCATTTTATATTAAAATGAAATGGATAACCGGGAAATAATCCGCCAGACATTTTTATATATAAGTCATTTTTTAAAAAAAATGGAAATCATTTTTTTTATATATTACATTTGAATAATTATGTAAAAAATAATTATTCATAAATAACTTTAATGTTTAATTATTATCATAATTATGTAAAATAGTAATCGATTAATGGTAGTCATTTTTGATTATTGTTAGTCAGATTTATTATATTTTTAATTATATAATAAATTAGTTTTTAAATGAGCAGGATTATTATATAATTGTCTTATTATAATTATAATAAAGTTATTTATCAAAAAAAAATAAATAATATTTATTTTTTTAAATATTATTAAATAATTATTGGTAATATAATCATGAAACATAATTAAATGTTGACTATATTATCTTTAATTATTTAATAATATTTGTTTTTTTTGAAATATTTATAAATTAAATAATCATGAAACATAATTAAATGTTGATTACTTATTTTATAAATACTCATTTCTTTATTAAAAAACAAACAATTTCCATTTTTTTAAAAAAATGAGTAGTATTTTTAAAATTAAATGGGTAATATATTTTATTATTTTTTTTAAAATTGCTGAAAAATTACAAAAGAAAATAAAAATAATTGTCAAAATATATTTTATTCTTTTTTTAAAATTGCCAAAAATTGCCAAAAGAAAATAAAAATAATTGTCAAAATATATTTTATTCTTTTTTTAAAATTGCCAAAAATTACAAAAGAAAATAAAAATAATTGTCAAAATATATTTTATTCTTTTTTTAAAATTGCCAAAAATTGCCAAAAGAAAATAAAAATAATTGTCAAAATATATTTTATTAATAAATTGTTTTTTAACGCGTTTTTGATTTTCCGCCCCAATATTGATCCTTTGTCATGTTTCTAAATGTTTTAACTTTACTTGATGTTAATTCTTTTCCATTATCTGCTAAATATAATGATTCACATGATAAGTCGATAATTATTATATTATTATATCCCATTTTTAATGAAAAATCAACTAATGTTTTCATATTAATAGTATTATTGAAATACATTTTCATAATATAATCATCGTCGTATAATAATCCGCCATTTTGTTTTAATACGCGAATATCATTTGTAAATCTTTTTTTATCTTTATTTAATTGAAATACTTTATTAATAAATGTTTTATTATGTAAATTATCGATTGATGAAAAACTGATTACTTTATTTTTCAATAAATCATATTCTGCTTTTTTTAAACTACTTGTTTTACTATTTGTTTTACTTTTGGATTTACTATTAAAATAAGTTTTATAATTATTATCTTCATGTGAATGCATTTTTTTTAATTGTTTGGACAGTTCTTTGCCAACAATATCTTTATTCATCAATAATTCAACAGTTTTAATGTAATAATCCATATAAACTGAATCACCATTATAACATATATTTACTGATCCCGGAATAACTTTTGTTATTTTGTTAAAATATTTTACTTCATTTGGAAGGGTAAATGTATTTGGCACAAATTCATCATTAATAACTTTACCAGGTATTCCACCATGAGTCATAATCATATAATAAATTGTATTGTTCATATAATATGTGACTAAAAAAAGACAATATTTTTTTGAAAAATATCAAAAAAATATTAAACATAAATTTTATGGCTAGTGTATTTATCAAGTAAAGAAAAAAATGTTTGATAATCAAGATTAGGAAAAGAATCATTGATGGTCATTGAACATCCACCAGAGTCATTAAAAATAGAGACATCAAAAATGATGATTCCATTATCGAATGCATAATTAAAAATATTTTGTATATTTGTAATATTATTTTTATCAATATGTAAATGTAATGAGAAAAATTTAGGAGGAATAAAGTATTTATATAGACAAGTATCAATAATTTCTTTAAAAACAGAAAAAGATAAATTACCACAAGTATCAGACAGACAAAAATTGGTGATTAATTTATGATTTTTGTAATAATAAAATATTTCATTAATAATAATATTTTTATCAATTTTACCGGAAATAGGACAATGATTAATACAAGAAATGTATAATTTAATATTACATATTTTTTTATTTGAAATAATAAAATCAATCATTTTTGATATTTCGGTTTTTGTATCATCAATAGATTTATTGGTATTTTTTAATTGAAACAAATTAGAACAAGAAGTAATAAAAGATAAATTACAATTTTTTGATTTTAATTGTTTTAATTTAGATAAAGAAGGAATAAGAATAAAGGATGAATTATTTTGTATATTGTCTAATAAATGGATAGAGTCATTAAAAATAGGCATAAATTTGGGAGAGACAATTGATCCAATTTCAATAAAATCGGGAGAATAATTTTGAATAATAAAATTATAAATGTTAATTTTGTGTTGCGTATTTAATAATGACTGATGTTCTGATTTAATAGTTTGTAAACCGTCGCGCAAACTAACGTCAAATAAATAATATTTCATAATATTGGACAATATATTAAAATTTATATTTTTTTCTGATTATTTTATATTTTTTAATAGTTTTACGTTTTTTTTTCATGGTTTTTCTTTTTTTACCACCTTTTTTTTTAATATTGGCATTTAAATCAATCCATTTAATAAAATCATCGGCGGTTCTATTGCCATTATAATCAATTTTATGGCCATTTGGATGAATAATTTTAATAGTTGGAAACCCATCAATAGTTCCAATAAATTGTTCCAATTCATTATCTAATAAATCTTTATTTAAATCGACAATTAAAATATCCTTGTCAGATTTTATTTTTTCCCATTCAGGACGAGTAGCATTACAAGGTCCACATCCTTCCATATAAACCAACATGGCGATTGGTTTATTTTTTGAATTAATTTCTTTTTTTAATTTTGAAATATTGGACGAATTAGGAACATGTAAAATGGTCATATATTTTTACATTTATTATTTTTGAAACATTTTGATTAAATCTTCATCGGATATGGCATCAGAAGAAAAAGTATTTTTTTGGGTTGAGGTATTTAATTTGGATGTTTTTTTTTTATTAATTTTATCCTTCATTCTTTCTTTTAATTTGGTGATTTTAATATCTTGTTGTAATTTGGATTTCATGGCAGAAACATTCATTTTTTTGGAATTAGGCATTCCCATATTTTTAAAGATATCACTAAATCCAGACATATTTTTAATATTATTTAACAATTCGATACCTTCTTCCATTAATTCACTTTTTTTGATTTCTCCGGATTCAATTTTTTCTTTGATTTTTTTTTTATAGTTTTGGACAAATTTAAGAATTTGTTTAGGATTTTTCAACATTTGAAGAATAAATTGTTGTGGATTAGAAGAATTAGGGTCAATATTAAACTCCTTTGCCATTTCTTGTGCAAATTCCATTGCAATTTTACCGATTTTTCCTTCAAATATTTTTTGTAAATGGTCTTTAATATCATTTGGATTTGGAATATTTTGTTCTTTATTTTCAAAAATGGAATGAATATTATGAATAGTTTCTTGTATTTTTTTATTTAATTCATCTTCATTAATTGCTTCAAAAATGTTGAATGCATCATTATTAAAGTCTTTTTTTTTCATAAATGGAGTAATATAAATTAAAATTAATTGTAAATACTTCCAAATAGTGTTTTTAGTATTATCAGAAATATTTGTATTCCATAATTTTTTAAAGACGATTCCTGGTAAAAATTCGGTATTAACATCTGAATTTTCATTAAAAATGTCTGAATTTTCATATAAAATATTTAAATAAGAATTGGAAAAAAATTTCAAACAATGTTTGAATATTTTGTCTTCTTTTCCGACATATTTATCAATAATTGGTTTATATTCTGGAAATGTAATTAATAAATCATTTGAAAAATCGGCAATAATTTTATTAAACTCTTGATGCATATTTATATATATTAAACAAATAATTTATTATTTTTACACACATAAACGATAATAATCAGATTCAAGAGATGTTTTAGAAGGTCGTAAAATATGGCATATTTCTCCAGGTTTCATGCAAATTAACATGGCAATTGGATCAAATCGGTCAATATTTGGAAATTCTGATAAATTTTTAATATTATATTTATGGCAAATATCGTCAATAACTGTTTTGTCTCTAATAATTTTATGTGGAGGAACTAATTCATGTTTTAATGCATTATAAAATAAATTATTAAAAGGAACATAGGAAATAAAAATTCCGTTTTGTTCCCAATATTGTTTAAGTGTGGCTTTGCATGAATCATTCATTTTTTCATTTGATATAATAAATAAAGAGTCATTAATTTTATTCAAAGTAGGGCAACAAACATTATTATTATCATCAATAGATTCTGAATACAAATCTTCAACAATTTCATTTAATTTTATTTTATTTAAATTAAATCGGACATAAATTTTATTATTGGATTTATTATTTTTCAACAACATATCTAATTGATTATTAATATTCATTAAATTGATTTCATCAATACTGAAATTATAATATGGATCAACATCATAGTCTTGTGTTTTTAAAATATCCAATACATTTTTTCGGACTCTAAAAATATCATAGATGGTGTATCCTAAAATATTCATATAAATAATATTTATATATTTTTTTAAATCAATTTTTTATAATAAAAATAAATGGTTATATTTTATAATGATAATAACATGTAATTTAATGGGTGGTTTAGGAAATCAATTATTTCAAATAATGACATTAATATATTTTGCAGAAAATGAAAAAATAGATTATATATTATTAAAAAAGGAATATTTGCAATCAAATAATAAAGAAACAAAAAGAAAAACATATTGGGATTCAATGTTTAAGGAGTTGAAAGATAAAACAAGGGAAACGATATATTTTTTTAATCAGGAATATTTAAGGGAAAAATCATTTAATTATAAAAAAATAGAAATTGAAAGAAATTATTGTGATAAAATATTGTATGGATATTATCAAAGTTATAAATATTTTGACAAACAATTTGTTTTAAAAAAATTGAATATAGTAAATAAGAGGCAAAATGTATTAATGAAATGTGGTAAAAATGTGGTAATGTCAAATAAGACAGCGATACATTTTCGGTTTGGTGATTATAAATTATTAAAAAACATTTATTCAATATTGGATGAAAAATATTATATAGAATGTATAAAAAAAATAAATAATACAAAACATTTTTATTATTTTTATGATAAGAATGACAAAGAAGATGTTGAAGATATAATATCAGATTTGGAATATAGGTTTATTGATTTTGAATTTATAGATGGAACAGAATTTAATTTAGAAGATTGGGAGGAATGTTTATTAATGTCATGTTTTAAAAATATAATAATAGCAAATAGCACATTTAGTTGGTGGAGTGGATATTTAAACACAATATTGGGGCATAAAATATATTATCCAATAAATTGGTTTGCGGATAAAAAAAAGGATTGTTCGGATTTATTTCTGCCAGAATGGATTGGAATAAATAATTAGTATAAAAAAAAATAGTAGTTATACATACAATATGGATAACATATATATAAGCGAATTAATACACGATAAAATAGTTGTAAACATAAATAAAATAAATGAAAAAATAAATGAATTATTGGAAAAAATGATTGAAGAAAAAAATGGTGGTAAATGTATATTAAACGGATATATAAAAAAAAACACGGTTAAATTAAAAACATATTCAAGTCCAATAATTTATGAAGACGGGGCAATATTTGATGTAGTATATGAGGCAGAAGTATGTAATCCGGTAAAAAATATGATTATAAAATGTAAAGTAGAAAGTGTAATAAAACCAGGAATTGAGGCATATTTATATAATGAAACATACAAAACAAGTCCATTTATTGTATATATATCAAGAGATTTGTATTATGATGATCCAAAATTTTTAGAATTAAAGGAGAATGATATATTTATGTGTAGAGTGATATCATCAAAATTTGGAATAAATGATCAATTTATAACAATTTATGCAAGTGTAATTTAATGTGTATAAAGTGTTTTAATTAAATTGGTTAAAAAGTGTAATGTATAGTTTCAGAATTTACTCCGAGTCCACTGACAAGTGTTTATCATATTATTTGGAATATAATATTGACAGATAAATTAACGGCGTCGGACAAAGAATTGATAAAGGAGAACAAAGTGAAACATATATTGGCAATATTGCCAAATAAGACTGATTTTTTGGAATTAAATAAAGAAATTCCTGAAATAACATATGATGTAATGGATTACAACAAAAATAGATTTTGAAGAATATAGAAAATATGGTGAGAAAACAAAACTGGAACAGAAAGAAATGTGTTAGTATTTTGTAATAATGGTTATCAAAGGTGAATACCATTTATTGTATATTATTTAATGATGTATCATAAGGATGAGATACCGTCAATAGAAAAAGCGATTGATTTAATATTATCAAATATGGATAAAGAAAATTATATGAAAATAAAGGATGAAGTATTATTAAATATGAATAAATTATTGGTTGTATAATAAATAGGATAAAAATAATAATAATAATAAAAAATAATGGAAACAAAGATATTATATTTAAACAATTTGAAGGAGAAGATTGAAAAAATGCCAAAGTTTCATCAAATAAAAACATTGGAAATATTTGTAAAAAATGGAGTAGAAATAAATGAGTCAAAGGAGACATTTATAAATTTAAGTTGTATAAATGATGCAATATTAAAAAAGGTTGATAATTATGTAAATTATGCAGAAAAACAGGAAAATGAATTAAATAATATAGAAAATGAAAAAAAAGAATTGGAAAGATTACATTTTTCGAAGTAATTTTTTAAGTCCAATTTTTATTTGTTTATATCTTGAAATGCCGGATAAAAATTCATGCCATGTATCTTTTTTTAATTTAAAAGTGGTTTCAATTATTTCTCCGACAGTTTTATTTTCTTTTTTTGCATTTTTAAGAAATGAATAATTAAAATAAATATAAATAGGGGATTTAACAAATAATGTTTTTGTTTTGTCATAAATAAAACAAAAACAAGTATCATAAATTAAATTATGAGAAAGTAAATCTGTCATGACACCATTTTCAATAGAAACAAGATAATTATATTCTAAATTATTTTGTAAAACATGGTCATATAAGTTATTAATTCTATTTTTTGCTCCATGATATGTTTCATTATCAAAGGGTTGTTGTGAAACATTTGAATCAACATTTACACAATGTAGGATAATTTGATTATTAATAAAATGTTCTTTAAAAACATCGTAGACAGCATTTTTTTTATTTTGATTTAGCGATGCTAAATAAATAATAATTGACATTTAAATTAATAAAATACAATATTAAAATTAATTTCATTTTTTTATAAAAAGGAATATAAATATATATGTCAAGAGCGTATGGGATAACGGTATCAACATCATCAGTTCAGTATAATAATTATGTGAATGCATTAAATATTGGGCCATTATCGACAAATAAATATCCGAATATTGTGTCAAATAATATGTTGGGTGTATTGATAGGAAAACATCCGAATCCGCCAAAATTTTATCCATCGGAAGGTGCGAGTAATTTTTCGAATGCAAGAAGTGAATATGCGAGAATAACACCAGAACAGCAATATAATCCAACAAAATATATTGCACCCCCACAATCATCATTATTTTTATTAAAGAAGAAAAGGGATGCAATAGGTAAAAGTTCATTTAAACAGGGATTGCCAAATAGTTCTGAATTATCATACAAGTGTTATTTTCCGACGGATGTAAGAACAACGATAAGAAGAGTAAGGGGAGGTGGATGTGTTGCCCCCAAGAAAAAGGGAGCAATTGAGAATACAAGTTTAAGAAATGGAGGAGCATGTGGATGGGGAGCAATAGCAAGACAAAATTATTAATTCGTAAGATATTATAAAAAAACAATATTTATAAATTGTAAATGCAATCTATTGATGATGATATACCTAAAAAATCGGAAGAAGAAATAAAAATGATGGAAGAATATTATTCGACATTGGTATCTGCAAAACAGTCAGGGGCAACAAAATTACCGAGTTCTGACATACCATTGAATAATATTGATTGTGATCCGAATACGATTCCATCACACATACCGGATTCACAACATAATGTGAATTATATACCACAAGAACCACAAATAATATATAGGGATGTTCCAAAAAAATCTGGATTATTGGATTTTTTATTGACTTATTTGCAGACGCCATTATTAATAGGGCTTTGTTATTTTATATTTCAAATGCCTTTTATAAAAACGAGTATAGTTGCAATGTTGCCGGGATTTTATATTCAAGAAGGATCATTAAATTTATATGGAATAATATTGACAAGTATATTATTTTCTTTATTTTTTACGTTTACAGAGAAGACGGTGAAGGGGTTACAGGAGATGGACTAATGATTTTCCAATCATTATCGGAAAAAACAAGAATATCATCAAAATGAATGATATGTTGTTTTAACTTAGTATCAAATAAAGTAATTGTATTAAAATGTGGTATATTTAATAAAAATTTCCAAAAATTAGAGTTTAATTTATTTCCATTTATTTGATAATCTTTGTCAAATTTAAAATATTTGTTATTATAAATAATTGAATAAAAAAAATGGTTATTTGATTGAATTGGATAAATAATTTGTTTTGTGTTGTTGATATTATCTGTAAAGATGGAGAATGAAGGTAAATATTTTACAGAATATTTACTTTTTGGTATAAATTTTCGGAAATAGAATTCAATGTCTGAAAAAAAGGAAAAAATATTGAATAAAAGTGTATAAAACATTATATTGTAAATAAATAAAAAAAAGTAAAAAAAAACCCGACAATAAAAAATGGATTAAAAATAAAAAATAAAAAATAATAGTATTATTATGGATGCAATGAGTCAATTAACAAAAAACATTTGTGATTCATTAAAAAATAGTGAATCAGTATATAAACAAATTGATGTAATTGATAAAATTCATGATATAAATATATTGGCAAGTTTTGAAATTGACGAAAATAGTTTAACATTTCAAATAGAACATAAACATATTGTGGCAAATGGACAATTAATAAATATAGGATTTAATGGAAATATAGTGATGTTTGAAAAGGAGATTATATTTATAAAAGAAAATGAATTATTTCAAGAAATAAAAAATGCGATATTATCATTAAATGAAACATTGTCAAAATTAGTATTTAATAAAATATCTGGACATTTTTATGAAGATATATCAGAAAGCAAACAATGGGATGATGTAATATATTTAACGGACATATTTGGAACAAATAGTTCAAAGTCATCTGTATTATGTGTATGTTGTAATGAAATAACATTAACAAAAACAATAAATGATAATCCATTATGTTTATTATGTTGGAAATCGGATAATTTAAAAAAAATGAAAATGATAAAATTGGAAGATTTAAAATATATAAAATATTATCCTTTTAAATACAATGCACCATATAATTATGAATATGAAGATGAATATGAGGATGAAGAGGAAGACGATGACGATGATGAAGATGAAGATCAAGATGAATATGATGAAGATATATAAGATGATATAATTTATTTTTTTATGTAATAAAATTGAAATAAAAATAAATAATATAATAACAAATAATGGAACAATCAAGTTTGTTAATAATGACGAATAGAATCATAGATGTAATTGGGGAAAAAGGTATATATGTAAATAATATAGATTGTATAAATAAAATAAAGGATACAAGTGTTGTAATAAAAATAATAATAAGAAAAACGAGTATGATATTTGTTGTATATAATAAGAACATTAGAAAAAAGTATGAAACATCTTCATCAAGAATAATAATGTATAAGGAACAAATAATTAGAGATATAAGTCAAGATATATTTGAATTTATAATGGACGGTTTAAAAAATTTTTCAGAAATAGTTGATAAATTAGAATTAGATGTAATAAATGGAAATTATTATTTATTGGAAGATAAAGATGAAATAAATAAGATGTATGATGATATAAAAAATATGTCGGATATATTTAATAAATTTGGGGATTTAAAAAATATTGAATGTAGTATATGTTTTGAAATAACGCGAACAAGTCCATTATGTGGACATAAATTATGTTTATTGTGTTGGAATAAAATCTATGATAAAAAATGTCCAATATGTAGAAAAAAGAATTTAGATTTTATAGATAACCATGATTATAAAATAAAATATACAAAATCATTGAATGAAGTTACAAAATAAAAAAAATATATTAAATGTATGAACATTATACATTTAATAAATAAAACAGAATCAAATAAATATTTTTACAGAGATATTTATATTGATGATACAATAGGAAATATAAAATACAAATTAAGAAATTATTTAAATATAAATGACATTTATTTATTTATAAAAAAAAAATTTATATATGATGCAGAATATTATCAAAAAAAGAATAATAGGATATTTGAAAGGAATACGACAGATAATGAAAATAATCCAGTAATAATAAATTTTTATGAAAATTTATCAAAATATTGTATAGATATACCATTAGGAATTGAGAATAATAGTGTTATATTTACAAATATAACAAATCCATTTAATATATTGGCAACAGATGTGATAAAAAAAAATGAGATAATAAATGATGATTTATTGTTGATGGATTTTGATGGTAAATGTCAGGAAATATATGTATGTGATAAGAAGGATGTTGAAGTATATTTAATGGAAATAAATCAGGAAATGTTGATTGAAAAATATTTTCCGAATTATTTAAAATATAAAAATTATAAAAATGAAAATGAAATAGTAAATAAATGTTATGATTTGGAGCCGATACAATTATATGAAATAAAAATAACAAAAGTAATGTTTGAAATATATCCAAAAAAAAATATGAATATTATATTATCGGAAACATTTAAAAATATACATGTGAATGAATTATATACTTATTTATATCATTCAAAATTATTTAAATTATATTCAATGGGTAAAAATTTAAACAATGAAAAGGTTCCATTTATGAAATCAAATAAAATAAATATTTGTCATAAATTAATAAATAATTATGATGATTTTTGTGTATATTTAAATGTAAAAAAGAATTTTATTTTTTTTGAAATAAATAAAAATGGTCATATTTGGATAACTTATGAATCAGAAGACGGAAATGATTTATTGAAAATTGAATCAATAATAAAAAAGTATGTGAATGAATTAATAGAGATAATTGACCAAAATATGGCTGGATTTGATAATTTTTATTCTGAACGAGTAAAAATAATGGATATTAATTGCAATGTTTTGATAAAAACTGACGAAATATTTATTAATAAAATGATATTTTATTTAAAAAATAACGTAAAAATGAATGAATATGAATTAATATTTAAAAGAGTGTCTAATTATAATATTGCGTATGAAATACAAGATTATATATTAAAAAATGATGCAAATAAAATTATTGATAATTATTCATTATCATTAAAAGAAGCAAATGAATACATAAATATGAATATTATAAAAAAAGAAAAAAAAGATATTATATTATTATTGACAAAAATGTTGGGATATTGTAATATCCAAATATCTAATATTGATAATATATATTACTTGAATACATTAACGTTTTATATTAAATCTTTGACAACAAATATTAAATCATCCATTGTCGAATATTATTTGGACCAAGATAAAAATCAAAAAAAAAAAAAGAAAATTAAAAATGATGTAAATGATGTAAATGATATAAATTATGTAAATGATGAGAATAAAGAAGTGAAGGAAGAAGAGGAGGAGGAAGAGGAAGTGAAGGAGGAAGAGGAAGAGGAGGAGGAATCATCATCAGACGATGATTATAATCCGTATGCGCATTTATTAAAAAAGGGAGGAAGAAAGATATCATATTTTCAAAAGAGGATAGAAATAAGGGATCCGGATTTATTGAATAATAAGATGAATTTTTCAAAAAAATGTGCATTGGATATAAAAAGACAGCCAATTGCATTAACAAAAGATGAATATGAGAAAAATAGGGAAAATATAGATAATTATTTAGAATTTAGGAATAATTATTATATATGTCCAAGGTATTGGTCATTCAAGTATGGAAAAGTGATTACTGAGGAAGAATTCAAGTCAGGAAAATATGGAGAATTGATTGATAAAATACCGGAAAATGTGGAGGGATTAAATTATGTGTATGAATTTTCAACAAAAAACGGATATAAAAAACAGTATCCAGGATTTATTGAAGATCACGGAAAGGGAATATGCATGCCATGTTGTTTTGGAAAAATGCAAGATGAAATAAAGATTGAAAAAATGAAACGTCAATGTGTGGGAAGAAAAAGGGTAAAAAAAATAATTGATATAAAAGAGCCCCCGACTCATATATCGAATGAAAGAATAATAAAACAAGGTAATTGGGGATTTTTGCCAAAATTATTACAGGCATATTTAAATGTTCAAAATAAGTCGGATAAAATAAAAACAAATGTATCATATTTGTTAAGATATGGTGTTCAAGAAAGTATAAATCAGTCATTTATATCATGTATATCAACAATAATGTTTTACAAGTCATGGAATTCAAAAATTCCATCAATAAAAGAGATGAGAAATATAATAATAAATGCATTAACGATTGATAATTATGTAAGTTATCAGAATTCAAATTTGGTATCTCAATTTTATGATAAAACAAAAAAGGATATGCCGGCATTGGAAAAGTATCAAGATTCAAAAATAATAAAAATTTATCCGAAATCATATTTTGTAAAAATAGTAAATTCATTTGAAAATTTCATTAAATTTTTAAAATCGGATGATGTAGTAATAGATTATACTTATTTATGGGATATATTATCATATCCGAATCCAAATTTATTTGAAAAGGGTATAAATATTGCGATATTTGAAATAGTGGAAAATAAAAGTGGAATGGATAGAATAAATATACAATGTCCGACAAATCATGAGCCAACTAAATTATTTGATTCAAATAAACCGACAATAATGTTAATAAAACATAAAAATGAGAATAAATATGAGCCGATTTATGTGTATAAAAAAAATCAGTCTGGAAATATATATATTAATTCTTTATTTGAATTGTCATTGGTGTCATCAGAAAAAAGTATAACAGACGATATATTGACAAATATAATAAAACCGATATTTAATTATAAATGTAAACCAATAAATGTGAATAACAATTATAAATACAAGGTGCCAATAAAGTTGGATGAAATAATTGAAAAAATAAGTGAAAAAAAGGAATATGAGATAAGGCATTATGTGATGGATAATTTTGGAAAGATTGTTGGATTAATGGTATTAGATTCAATAAATGGGATAATAGGATTTATTCCATGTTATCCGACAAATTTGCCATTTGATTATTCGGACAAATCGATTATAAACATGGATAATGTATTGTGGAATAATTATTATGAGACAATAATATTTTTGGAGAATTGGTATAAATCTGGAAATTTTTATAAGGTGGTTCAGGGTGGTATAATAATTGGTTTTTTGACATTAACAAATCAATTTATTGAAATTTATCCATTTATAAAAAATACGAATGAATATAATAAAGACATTGAATTAGATTATAATCCAAATTTATTGAATAAATATATAACAGATAATATAAATTTATTGGATAATGAACGTGTAATAAATGTAAATAAAATAAAGTTGGAGTCAAAATTATATAAAATATTCAAATACCAAATAGTGAATTATATAAATAATTTTTACAATTATAAAATAAAAAATTCGATAATTGAAATAGTAAAAAGTGAGTCATCATTTGAGGAAAAAGTGAATAAAATAAGTGAAATATTAAGACCAATATTAAAAGATAAAATAATATTTATAGATGAATATGATGAGGCATGTTTAAAAGATGAGAATGATTTGTGTAATAAATCGAATAAAAAAATAATAATACCAAAAAAAAATATGATTGATCCGAATCAGGATAATAGTATAAATTATTATATAAAATTGGCAGATGAAATAATAAGGTTTAAAAAAATAACGGGGATGGTATTTGATAATAATTATATATCGGACAATAATTCTTTTTCAAATTTTATAATAAATGATGATGAAATATTATTAAATATGGGAGATAAATATAATATAGAAAATTATTCAGTAGATGTAAATCCTTTTGTAAAAAATACAACATTTGATACGGTTAATCCGATAACGAATAAAAAAAGAGAGGAATTTGTGTTGAATAAAAAAAATGATTTATGTTTTATGGTATCAGAATTAAATGATCCATTAATAAATATATTTCCAAAAAATAGTAAAAAAAAGATATATTATTCGTCGGTAAATTGCACATTTAAGTTTGTAATGTTACTGACTGGGATAAAAACAGTAAATGAGATAAAAAAGATACTGATTGAAAAATATAATGAGCCCAAATTGTATGATATATTTATAAAAATTCAAAAGATAAAAAAGGAAGAAATAGAAAATAGTGTTGAAAAAATAATATATAATGAAAATTTTTTTATAAATTTGTTGGATTTATGGATAATAATAAGTTATTGTAAAATACCATGTTATTTATTTTCAAAACAAAAAATAATATCGACAAACGCAAAATCAAAATTGCTTTATAAGGATGAAAAAAGTGAATATTTTTGTTTTATATTTATTGATAGTTTAGAAATAATACCGGAATATTCGGTAATAATGAGAGATGATGAAAACATATTTTTTAATTTAAATGAATTAGATTTAAAATCCAAAAACTTTTATACGATTGAAATAAAGAAAAAAATTGAAAGATATTCGATTGAAGATTTTATATCATTTTTATAATAAAAATAAAACGTGAAATAAAATATGGTAAAAGTGATTATTGATTGTAGGGAACATGATTTAATAGATTTAATGAAAAATATTGAATTTAGTGTAAAACAATTGGATATTGGGGATATAATAATAACAGATAATCAAGACAAGGAATTAATAATAATTGAAAGAAAAACGGTGAATGATTTAGATGCAAGTATAAAAGATGGAAGATATGAAGAACAATCGTATCGTTTAAGTGGATATGAAAATGTTCATAATCATAATATAATATATTTAATAGAGGGAAATAATGATGAAAAAAAAATAATATATTCGGCAATGTTTTCAATAATGTATTACAAGGGATTTTCATTAATACAAACAAAATCAATAAGTGAGACGGTGAATGTATTAACAAATATGGTTGAAAAAATGGGTAAAGAAGAAACAAAAATTGGTTATTATTTGGGTGGAGAGAATACAAAGGAATATTCATCATTGATAAAAAAGGAAAAAAGTGAAAATATAACAAAGGAAAATATAGATGAAATAATGTTATCACAAATACCGGGGGTAAGTATAAATGTGGCAAATACAATAATAAAGAAATATGGATCATTATCAAATATGATAAAAAAAGGAGAAAATGAGATAAAATTGGAAGAAATAACATTTGTAAATAAAAAAGGAAAATCCCAAAAAATAAGTAAAACGGCTTGTAAAAATATTAGGGAATATTTGTTGATAAAATAAAATAATTAAATATATGAAACCAGTAATTGTATGTATTGCAAAATTAGAACATAATTATATTGAAAATTTTGTGAAATATCATTTATCAATAGGTTTTGACAAAATATATTTGTATGATAATGAAGATGTTCCAACGTATAATGTGATTTTAAAGGATTATATGGACAAAATTGAATATATGCATTTACCGGGAAATAATTATGATTTGGCAGTTCAATATTATGCATTATTAGATTTTGTAAGAAATCATATAAATAAACAAGAAATAACACATGTCATACATATTGATATAGATGAATACATAGTGTTGAAGAAACATTCAAACATAAAGGAATTTATAAATGAATATATAAAGGATGATTGTGCTGGGATTGGAATAAATTGGAGATTTTTTGGATCATGTGGACATCAAGATAATAAAGATAATGAGGCAGACCCAATAAGATTTACAATGTGTGATTTAAATGGAGATAGACATATAAAGACATTATTTGACAAGAGTAAATTTATAGGATTTAATGAATGTCATAGTATAAAAACGGTTGACGGATATTTTATAAAAAATACAAAAAATAAAATAATAAATGGGCCATTTAATGACAATATTGATTTATCGGTAATACAATTGAATCATTATAAATGTAAGACAATGGAGGAATTTAGGTATATTCGATCAAGAGGAAGGGCGGATATAAAAAATTGGAGTGAAAATGTGGAGGAAGAATTTATGAAATATGATAAAAATGACACGGAAGATTTTACGTGCCATGATTTATTTATTGAAAAATTTGGAAAAAAATAGGAATATTATTATATGGATTCTGGTAATATAATAACTTGGACATTTATTATATTTATATTAACGTATACAATAATAAAATTATTTGATTTTTATGGAATTGATTCGTCATTAATATATAAATATTTGGCATTTTATATTTTTTTATGGGTATCAGTATTATTGGTGTCTGAATAATTCATGATAATTTGTGGATTTGGTATATTTAATAATATATCTTTAGTGGAATAAACGTTGCCGTTGGTTTCATCAACATAATGTAAAATACCTTTTATTTCTAAAATGGATAATTTTATAAAATGTTTTTTTGCATATTGTTTAAAATGAAAACAACAAAGATTTTTATTTTTCTTTTTTGTTTTTTTGCATTCTTTATTTGTTAATGTGTCAATATATTCACAATGATTATTCATTAATAAATAAAGAATGGTTATATTTTGTTTTCAATTTTTTTATCTTCCAGTCCAAACCTTTACAACATTTTTTAGAATTTTACCTTGTTTAAAAGAAGTATTATAATCATTAAAGGTATATCCCCAAGGTAAATAAGACCTTATATCACCTAATATTGATTTACGAACAGAAAAACGATGTGCGGGAGATTCCAAAAAAAATAATATTCCCATAATTCGTTCCAACGAACATCTGTCTTCACGACAAGTTATATAATTTAATAAATTATTAATATCATATTTATCTTGTATTTTTTTTAAAAAATTATAATTGATAAAACATTGAACTCCAAATACTCCAAACCATTTAGCATTTGTTTTATTAAGTGTCATGAATGTTTCATTATCATTAATAATTTTAAAAATTTCGGAATTATTTTTAAGTCCGTTTATATTTTTTAAAACGGTCGAATAATGTTCTCTGTCTTTTGTAAAATGCCACATTGGTAAAACTGATAATTTAAAATTTTCAAATGGAATATGTTTATGAATAAATACACTGTCATGGATAATGACGGCATTATCCCACCAATGATATCGTAAAAAATAAATAAATGGCAATAATTCTCCACGACCCGGATATTCACTTTGGATGATTGTCAAATTTTTATAAGGGAATTCTGGTTTAACAAATGAGTAATTACTGTTGTCATCAATAATAATAATATGTCTATAAGGATAATAAGTTCTAATTAATTTAACACATTGATTCCAATATTTATTTGTTAAATCAGAATTAACATGTCTTGTAATAATAAATCCATATACGCCCATTAATATTATAATGTTATTTTATATTTGAAAAAATGGATTTATTTTTATTTTTTTTGGAATAAAACAAAGAAATGTATGAAAATATTTGCGAAATAGAAAAAACATATAATTTAAAATTTGATGAAAATTACGATAATAATATGGTATTGTCCATATTTAATTCTTTGGAAATAAAAGAAGAAGATTATGATTTGAATAATTCAAATGTATTGGATATAATAGGAATATATTATTTAAAAGTTAAAAAAGATTATGAGAATGCAAAAAAATATTATTTAATGGCGATTGAAAAAGAAGATAATTATGCAATGATTAATTTGGGAAATTTATATAATATTGTAGAAAAAGATTATGAGAATGCAAAAAAATATTATTTAATGGCGATTGAAAAAG